TTCAAAATCCCCATAGATGAAGAACACATTGTGGGTCATGATATGAAATGTCCTAGCAGACGTTCAGGTCCTGGAACCTGGCAAGGGGCCTTTGATTGGGATGATTTTTTTAAAAGGGTCCAAAAAGCACACGCATCATCAGATGGAATAACCCCTGATACTGATGAGAGTAATCCTTATATAGATCCAATTAAAAAAGTAACCAAAACTAAATCTAGATCTAAACCCAAATCCGACAAATATAAATGGATTGAATCAAAACATGATATAAGACTTACTCCTCAAGACCAAACTAAGAGTAAAATGTGGTCAGCCGCAGAAGGAAGCGCAAATACCAACCTATACCATGGTACCGCGTATTCTAAGGGGACTGTGTGGGATTTATATATACCATATGGACTTTTACAATTATATGCACGACAATCTTACTTTGAAGAAGCTGATAGAATTGTGGCCCTGAGAAATGGATGGATTGCAACTCCAAAGAATCCCCCAACAGGGAATGGTTTTGTATATGATGATGATTCAATAATGACTAAGAAAGAGGAGGCAGGGGAACCTTTTTGGTGGTGGGAACTTCCAGAAATCCCCGAAAATCTAAGATTTAAATATGATAAAAAAAGTAATAAAATTATAAATTATGGGTATTACCACATAATAAGACAACGGGATTATGTTGGAGGACAATGGAAAATTGTTGGGTATTATATATGGGAAGGTAAAGGAGTACCAGAATCAACCGCTAGACCTCGTGGTTTCCATCCAAATCAATCCTATAATAGACAACCAGAATATTATTAAATATTTTAATAAAAATGAATATTATACCAAAATCCCAATATATAAGAAAAACAGCAACGGCTGGGGATATGTTAGCCCTAAAATCTATTCCTGATAAAGTTTATATTGGGACTTACTTTGAAACATCTTTTGGTGAAAAATTGGCGGGGGATTCTATTAATAACCCTATTGGGGCATTAACTACTTTTTATCAGCCCCTTGAAGGTTCAGACCATAAATCTCTATCTTATCCTATCTACTCAAGACTACAACCCCAAATTCAATCTAATGTGGTTAAAAGAACACCACACCCAAGTAAACCTACCCCTACTATAACTGATTATGAAAATAAATATTTTAATAGATATTTTTTCTCAGATTATAGATATAAAAGTATTATAGAAGTATCAAAAGATGAATTCAATAAACAAAGTGAAATAGATACTATTACTTTCCCCCCCTACAAAATAGTATGGAGTTTATTATCTTACATAACTAATGAAAAATTAATATTTTCTCTCAAAGAATTTGGATTTATGAATTTAGATCCTTATGAATATATCAAAATAACATATAATTATGATAAAGAACCAGGATTAACTACAAATCCCAATGAAGAAGATGATGAATTTGATAATGACGATTTAATTAGAGAAACCCCCTAACCTATGCTAAACATTATAGAAACACCCGCCCAACTCGAACATTTCAAGTTGAATGAAGATTTTGAGCAATGCTATATTGATTACGTTCAAACAAACGAAAATAAGCATCCAAACCTCGACACCCTAACAGCCCTCTATATATACAGCTTTAAACAAGAACAAGGTTATTTAATCAATTTTACACACCCAGACGCTCTAAAACTAGATATCATAAACTTTAATTTCCTAAATCAATACAGGGATATATTCATTTATGATAAAAAAAGGGGCATGCATTTATATGAGTCTCTTCATTACACGGATCTTCAATCAATTTACTATGCAAACAAGGGGAAAAACTACGAACTTGAATCAAAACCTACTATATACTCTCACTTTTATAGAAAATTCCCTTCCACACAAACTAACAAAATAATTCCGTTAGGGAAGCTGTATGAATGGTGCGAAATCAAGCGTATTAGCGCGTTAAAAATATTAGAAGAATATCCTCAATCGGATACCACAGAATGGTATAATCGCGTTTTAATTCCAACACTCTATAACGTGGAAAAACAAGGAATTCCCACACACGAAATACAAGAGGTATTTGATATTAACACAGAACTTTCACTAAAAAATGGGCTTTTCTTTAGTCTATACAACTACCAAACAACCACAGGAAGACCATCAAACAAATTTAACAACGTTAATTTTATGGCTCTTCAAAAAGGAAGCCAACAACGTAAATGTATAGTACCTAAAAACGATTATATGTTAGAGATTGACTACGATGGGTATCACCCAAGAATAATAGGAGATATTGTAGGATATGAATTTGATGCTGAATCTTCTGTACATGAACAGTTAGGTAAAATGTATTTTAAAACCGAAAAATTATCCAAAGAACAATATGCGAAGTCGAAGGAACTTACCTTTAAACAGTTGTATGGGGGGGTGTTTGAGAATTTCGCTGAACTGCCGTTTTTTAAGAAAGTAGTAAATTTTGTTGCAAGTTTGTATTTAAGATTTACTGAGGAAGGTTACATTGAATTGCCTGTTTCTAAACGTAGGTTTTATAAAGACAATTACAACGAAATAGGACCACAAAAATTGTTTAATTATTTTATACAAATGAGTGAGACAGAAAGAAATATGGAGATAATGTATAAATTAAATGAGTTTTTGGAAAAGAAAAAAACCAACCTTATAATGTATATGTACGATGCTTTCATATTTGATGTAGATGAAAGTGATGGGAAAGACATTAAAAAGAAATTAGACTTAATAATTAGAAATAACAAATTTAGGACAAAAGCCAAACAAGGAGAATCATTTGGAATGTTAGTGGAAATAGACTTAAACTAACAGGGTGGGGAGCACAAATTAATACTAGATACGTTTGTTAGATATAGGAGAGTACGGCCGAGTTGGTTAAAGCCCATAACTATTTCTCGCCCTTTATTGGATATGTATTGTAGTAATGACACAAGCAGTAACTCTCTTAAAAGGTTATGAATAACAAAATTCACCTCACCTTTACATACCCAGACAAATTAGAAGAAGTCCTGGGGGAAATTGAATCCAATTATGAGGTTTTTTTAGGAAAGATCTTTGTTTTGACGGATCTTGATAGTACTAAAGTGATGTGTACCTATAATATTATAAATAATATAACAAAAGTTAGGTTACCCAATACTATTTTAGTACATAGAAAGAAACAAACAAATACTTTATATACAATAAATGCGTTAAACGAATTAATAAAGAATTTAAATAATGGGGTTCTAGACAAAACTTATCCTATTGAATGGGTTAATTATAGAAACAGCCTACTGCTACATCAAAACAATGAATTTAAGGTAGTAAGAACAAAGCTTTTCAAAATAGTTGAAGTTTAGTTTGGTTACCTGGATTTTCTTTTTTATATATATCAAAAATAATTTAATATGAACACTGACGAAATCAAAAAGAGGCTTGCTCGCCTTCAAACAAAAGGGTCATCCAATTCTAATGGAAAGAAATGGTCTGACAATTTCTGGAAACTCACACCAGGCAAAAAACATGAGGTAAGAATTGTAAAATACAAACACAGTGATGATTCATTACCATTCACTGAGTTGTACTTTTATTTTGGTATTGGGAAACCAAGAATGATCTCATTGGTTAATTTCGATGAAGCTGATCCAATAATGGAGTTTGCTTCTGAGTTAAGAAAAACCAATGAAGAGGATAACAAAAAACTCGCTAAAAAACTTAACCCTAAAATGAGAGTATTCGCTCCTATTATTGTTAGAGGTGAAGAAGAAAAAGGAGTTAGATTTTGGGAATTTGGCCCCCAAGCATATACTGAATTACTCCAATATATGGATGATGAGGATTATGGGGATATTACAGATGTTAAAAATGGTTTTGACATTAAACTTGAACAAATTCCAGCAGAACAAAGTGGAAAAGCTTACCCAACAACTACAATTAAGCTTAAACCAAGAACTACTCCATTGAGTAAAGATGCTAAACAAGCAAAAGAGTGGTTAGAAAACCAACCAAATGTGAAAAAACTTTATACTAAAGTAGAGTATGAAGATATGAAAGCAGCTTTAATGGAATGGGTTAAACCTAAACTTGAAGGTGAAGAAGAAGCTGTAAGTGAAGGAACTAACTACACAAACACCAAAAAGAAAGACGTTAATAAAGAATTAGACGATTTACTTGATAATTAATCATGGCTAGAACTAAAAAAGAAACCAGTACATCCTCCCTAACTGAGGATCTGTCTCAAGTATTAGCAGACAGTATAAACAATAAATTAGGGAAAGGTAAACAACAACTGGCTTATTTTCTAAATGGCGCTGGAAATGATGATCCAAATAGTATTATGGGTTGGGTCTCTACAGGATGTTCCACTTTAGATTTAGCTATTTCAAACATCCCAAACGGTGGTTTACCTGTTGGGAAAATAGTTGAAATAATGGGAATGGAACAATCGGGAAAATCCCTTTTGTGTGCTCATATTATAAAGTCAACCCAAGAACAAGGAGGCGTAGGTGTCTATATTGACACTGAAGCTTCTTTGGATACTAGATTTTTAAATGCAATAGGAGTAGATACCAAGAAAATGATATACATTCCTATTGATACTTTAGAAGATGTTTGGGCCACAGTTGAAAATGCTGTGGTTAAATTTAGGGAAAAAAATCCAAATAAAATTTTAACTATAATTGTAGATTCACAATCAGCAGCTACTACTAAATCTGAATTAGAAACTGATTTTAGTAGAGATGGTTTTACAACTGAAAAATCTATCATAAACAGTAAAGCTTTAAGGAAAATAACCAATTTAATTTATAAACAAAAGGTTTTATTAGTAGTCACAAACCAACTTAGAGATAAAGTTGGGGCAATGGCTTTCGCTGAAAAATACACAACTTCTGGTGGTAAAGCACTTCAATTTCACTCTTCAGTAAGATTGTTAGCTAAAAATGTTAGTAAGATTAAAGAAGATATTAATGGAGTTGAACAAATAGTAGGAAGAGAAACAGAAGTTATAGTAAAGAAAAACAGAGTTGGACCACCAGAGCGTAAAATTCGCTATGAAATTTATTACGATTCAGGTATAGATGACAATAGTGGTTTATTTACTATGTTAAAGAAGTATAAAGTATTGAAAGGTGGAGGTGCAGGATGGTACACTTATGAAAACATAGATACTGAAACAGGAGAAATAATAGAAGAAAAATTTCAAGGAGCCAATGGGTTTCATGAATTAGTTAATACACGTCCAGAAATAAAACAACTTATGTATGAAGATATATGTGAAAAATATATTATGAAATATCAACACGAAGTTGAGAACTTTTCAAGGGACGTAGATGCAATAGAAAAAGAAGAAATAGATGGGGAATAGCGTTTTAGATATTTTAAACAACATCAACAACGACCACCCACCACATCCAAACGATAAAATACTCTTAATTGATGGTCTTAATTTATATATTAGGGCCTTTTCAGCCAATGGGGCTGTAAACGATAAAGGAGTGCCTGTGGGGGGAATGGTTGGTTTTTTAAAATCGTTGGCTTTACTTATACGTGAAATCAATCCGACAAGAATTATAGTTACTTTTGATGGTAAGGGGGGTTCAAAAAGAAGAAGAAAACTCCATCCTGGATATAAAGGAAACAGAAAACCAGGAAAGAGACTAACAAGATGGGACCAATTTCAGACTGTAGAAGATGAACAATATTCAATGGCTACACAGTTGTCTCGTTTAAGTGAGTATTTGGAAACCTTACCTTTAACAACAATTGTAGTAGATAACATAGAAGCTGACGATATTATTTCTTATCTTGTAACAACTACTTTTAAAGAAAATAACAAATGTATTGCTTCTGGAGATCAAGATTTTCTCCAATTAGTAGACAAAAATACTACAGTTTGGTCACCTTCCAAAAAGAAATTCTTCACTCCAACCACAGTTCTAGAAGAATATAACATACCAAGCTATAATTTTTTGGTTTATAAATCCCTGTTAGGGGACCAATCAGACAACATAGAGGGGGTGAGAGGACTAGGCCCGAAGAAAATACCAAAACTTTTGCCAGAAATTGTAAATTCGCCATTAAGTATAACCGATGTGGTAGAGTACGCATCCACACAAAAAGGGGAAATGTTTGAAAGAATAACAAGCAGTGAAGATAATCTCCACTTGAATTATAAGTTGATGAACCTACAAGAAACCAACATTTCAGGTTATGCAAAAGTTCAAATAATGGAGGATTTAGATCACAATTTAAATTTGTTGGACAAAAATTCTTTTATACGGTTATACAACAATGATTTTTTAGGAGATGCTTTAGGAAGACCAGAACAATGGTTGAATAATAGTTTCTTGAGGTTAAACACATTAATAAAACAGTTAGCAAATGAGTGAGGGTAAATTAACAGAGTATGGAGCATCGTTTCAAAATAAAGCAATTTCCAATTTACTCACAGATCCCGATTTTTTAAGACAATCTATAGATATAATTTCTCCCTCTCATTTCGATAATGAACATAATAAATGGGTTGTTAGTAAAATTATAAGTTATTATGAAGGATATAAAACAATCCCATCTTTAGACTACTTCAAATCTGAACTTAAGAAAATAAAAACAGAAGTTCAAAAGTTAGCAATCAAAGAAAAAATCAAAGAAATATACTCTGTTTCTAAAAGTAAAGACCATAAATATATTAGAAAGGAGTATATAAACTTCTGTAAAAATCAAAATCTTAAAACAGCAATAAATACTTCAGTTGACCTCTTAGATGCAGGAAACTATGAAGATATAAGAACATTAATTAACGATGCCTTACAAGCAGGAAACCAACAAGAAGGGGGCCACATATATAAAGACCATTTAGAAGAAAGATACTCTTCAAAAGAAAGAATTACAATACCAACCCCTTGGGAATCTATTAATGTTTTGTTAGGTGGTGGTTTAGGACCAGGAGATTTAGGAGTAGTAGCTGGTAATCCAGGTGGTGGTAAATCTTGGGTAATGGTTGCAATAGCAGCTCACGCTGTAAAAATGGGTAACAATGTTTTATTTTGTACTTTAGAATTAGATGAAGATTACGTTGGTAAAAGATTTGATGCCTATTTTACTAATATTCCTGTAAACGAACTAAATAAAAGTTCTAAACCTATAATTAAGGACGCCATAGGTAAATTACCGGGATCCTTGGAAATTAAGCGATTTAGAGCACAAAAAACCACTTTAGGTGAGGTAGAGACATACACAGAAAGACTAATTAATAATGGCTTTAAACCCGACTTAATTGTAATTGACTACCTGGATTTACTTAAAGTAAGAAACAACAAAGAAAAAAGAAACCAACTTGAAGATCTTTACACTGAAGCAAGAGAGTTTGGAAAAGAATACAATGTTCCCGTTTGGTCTCCTTCACAAGTCAACAGAACAGGAGCCAGAGATGAAGTTATTGAGGGGGATCAAATAGCAGAAAGTTATTCCAAATTAATGATTGCTGACTTTGCTATGTCACTCTCGAGAACAAGAGAAGACAAAATCAATGATACAGGTAGATTTCATATTATGAAAAACAGATATGGGGCAGATGGATATACTTACAATTCCGATTTTGATGCATCAACTGGTATAATTCATATAAAAGGAAAACAAACCCAAGTATCTTCAAACAACCCAGAAATCCCTAACTCTGGTAGTACAGGTAGGGTAATTGAGGAATTAATAAGTGGTAGAACTTCTTATTGAGGCCTTTAAAAAAATTATTAAGTTTTGTGTAGTGGCTTGTATTTATAGTCACAAAAAAATATGCGAAACTGAAGGCAAAGACGCCTTCATTTTTTGACTCGACTAACATCGAGGTTTTTAAAAAAGTTATATATTTATTAACCCTTAAAGAAAAAGCTAAATATGGATATCTCACAGAAAATATTATCAGATATAGTAATCCACAACAAATACGCAAAATACATTTCTCAAAAACAAAGAAGGGAAACTTGGAAAGAACTTGTTACTAGAAACAAAGTAATGCATCAATCTAAATTTCCTCAACTTGAAAAAGAAATCGAAGAAGCATATAAACTAGTATATGATAAGAAAGTATTACCTTCTATGAGAAGTCTCCAATTTGCAGGAAAACCAATTGAAATAAATAATTCAAGAATATTTAATTGTTCTTATTTACCTATTGATGACTGGAGATCATTTAGTGAAGTTATGTTTTTACTTCTTTCAGGGTGTGGTGTAGGATATTCAGTACAAAATCACCATGTAGATAAATTACCAGAAATAAAAATACCAACCAAAGATAGAAGATTTTTAGTGGGAGATTCAATTGAGGGTTGGGCAGATGCCGTTAAAGTTTTAATGAAATCCTATTTTGGGGTTTCAAGTTCTAGACCTAAATTTGACTTCAGAGATATTAGACCGAAAGGAGCAGAATTGATTACTGTTGGGGGAAAAGCACCAGGTCCAGGACCATTAAAAGAATGTTTATTGCAAATACAAAGGGTTTTAGATAGAAAGAAAGACGGAGAAACCTTAACCCCAGTTGAAGCCCACGATATTATATGTCATATTGCAGATGCTGTTTTATCAGGTGGTATTAGAAGAGCTGCTTTGATTTCTTTATTTGATTTACATTATGATGAAATGTTAGTTAGTAAATCTTCCAACATTAAATCTAATATTTTATCTAAAGAACATAATGTCTATATAGATGCTTTTGGACGCCATGAAATGGAAGATGTTATAGTTTTAAAAGTAGAACAAGATGGGGTCATTTATGATAATTGTACTATTAGAAGAGACAAAAAATCTGGTAAATTTTGGGATTTAGAACAATATGAAAGGGATGGAACTTTAGGTTGGTGGGTTTGTAATCCACAAAGAGGGAGAGCCAACAATTCAGCAGTAGTAATTCGTTCGAAAGTAAAAAAGAAAGACTTCTTTACTCTTTGGGATAAAATAGTAGCGAGCAACTCAGGAGAACCGGGAGTTTATTTCTCAAATGATAAAGATTGGGGAACTAATCCATGTTGTGAAATTGCTTTACGCCCTTTCCAATTCTGTAATTTAACAGAAGTTAATGGAAGTGACATAGAATCTCAAGAAGATTTAAATAATCGTTCAAGAGTTGCGGCCTTTTTAGGAACTTTACAAGCAAGCTACACAGAATTTCACTATTTACGTGATATTTGGCAAAAAACCACCGAAAAGGATGCTCTTGTTGGGGTGGGAATGACAGGAATAGGTTCAGGAGTTGTTTTAAATTTAGATTTAGAAGAAGCAGCCAACGAAGCAAAAGAAGCCAACGCTAAATTAGCAAAAATATTAGGAATTAAAGAGGCTTCAAGAGTAACCACAGTAAAACCATCCGGAACTAGTTCATTAGTTTTAGGAACATCATCAGGTATTCATGCTTGGCATAATGATTTTTATATTAGAAGAATGAGGTTAGGTAAAAATGAAGCTCTTTACCAATATTTGGCGGAATATCACCCAGAATTAATTGAAGATGACTTATTTAAATCGCAAATTCAAGCAATAGTTTCGATACCCCAAAGGGCCCCTGAGGGTGCCATTTTGAGAACAGAATCTGCGCTAGATTTACTTGAGAGAACCAAAAAATTCAATTTAGAATGGGTACAAGCAGGCCATAGAAAAGGAGCCAACACAAACAATGTTTCAGCAACTATATCTGTTAAACCAGAAGAGTGGAATCTAGTAGGAGAATGGATGTGGAAAAACAAAACCACATTTAATGGGTTATCAGTATTACCATATTCTAATGGGAGTTACCAACAAGCACCATTTGAAGATATAGATGAAACTACCTTTTTAGAAATGGAGAGCCACCTATCAAGTATAGATTTAAAACTAGTTACAGAAGCAACAGATGAAACAGATTTAAATGGACAAGTAGCCTGTGCGGGGGGTGCTTGTGAAATAGTATAAAATGAGACAAGACGATTGGATAAGCAAAATATATTATGGTTTTGATCTTTCTCAAAGAAAGTTTGGATCCCTGGATATTACTTCGTATATTAATAAAGATTATGAACAAAAAAGACCAACAAAAGATGAAATTAGGAGTAACCCGAGAAAACCAAAAGGAACAAGGTTACTTTGATGGAAGATTCGTAGAAAGATCTGAAAAGTTAAAAAATAAATACAAAAGAAAACCCAAACACAAAAATAAAAGTTATGACGGAGACGAAGACCAAATATGAGGACTTAGCGGTTCCAGAATTGATAAATCTATTAACAATAGTTATATCAGAGAAGGATAGAGTATTTAAATACCATCCTAAGAATCCCAAAGGAATTTCACCAGTAGAAGAATATGATTCTCTTGAAAGTGATATTAAAATAATCACAGAACTAATTAACGAAAAAAGTTAATAGGGTATGAGAGTATCACATGAAGTACCTATTCCTTACTTAAATAAAAGTAGAGAATTCAATGACTATGATTATTGTCTCCCCCACCTTCTAGATGAGAATGAAGATTATAAAAAATATTTTATAGAAGCCAAAGCATCCGGACGCTATATTATTATGGATAATTCTTTACACGAGTTAGGTAAACCCTATGATGCTGAGAGACTTTGGTATTGGATGAATCTTCTCAAACCAAACGAATTTATAGTACCCGATTATTGGCAAGACCAAACAGCTACTTTAGTATCAGCAAAATCTTGGTTGAGTAGAGAATATCCCGAAGAAACAACACCAGTTGCGGTGGTTCAAGCTGATTGTAAGACTGATGCTTATTCTTGTTATAGTATTTTAAAAATGCAAGGTTATAGAAAAATTGCTTTTAGTTATGGGGCTGATTGGTATTATAAAGAGGGATTAAAAAACACACCAGACTCAGAGAATAAATTCATAACTAAAGCTCATGGTAGATATAACACAATTAAAGAATTTTACGAAAGAAAATTAATATCTAAGTTTGACAAAGTCCATTTATTAGGATGTAATGTACCCCAAGAATTTAGTTGGTATAAAGATATGCCATTTATAGAAACAATAGACACATCCAATCCAGTAATTCACGGCCTTGCAGGAGTTAAATACAAAGATTTTGGATTAGAAGAAAAATTATCGTACAAAGTAGATAAATATGAAGGAGACGAAAAAAATTGGGACATTGTTTTATACAATGTTGAGAAATTTCGTGAATTCCTTCCAAACAATAAATAATGGTAACAACTATTTTAGCAACAGTTACTTTACTCGCAGTTGCATATGCAGTGTGGGTTTACATAAGTAACAAGGATTTTAACAGGTCCGCAGAAATCAAAGCAAATGCTTTATTAGAACAATGGAAAGTAAAAGAAGAAAAAAGAATCAGAGATGACGCCTACAAACGAAGTAGAGCAGTAGGTTTTGGAAAAACAATCGAACATTTTGTTCCTTTTATGAATGGTTTTCCAGTAAAAGCAAAAGATGTTCAGTTTTATGGAAATCCAGTAGATTATATTGGAATTAAAAATAGGAACAGTAAGAAAAAATGTGAAGTGCATTTTATAGAAGTTAAAAGTGGAAATAGTAATTTAAACCAACATCAAAGAAATATAAAGAAGGCAGTTGAAGAAGGGAGAGTATATTTTGATATAGTAGAAGTAGATGGCTTAACCCCTTCTGAAAAAACACTAACAGTAAATAAAGAAGAAAAAGATGCAAACTAAAAATGGAACAGAACATTATTCATTATATGAATATTTGGGATATGCTGCAGGAAAGGAATTAGGGGGGAAAGTCCGAAAGGCAGCTAGAAAAGCAAAACAACCCACAGTAACACAGCATGTTGAACAAGGAGGTTACAAAGGAGAAGTCCTTTGCTACACTACAGAATTTCTAGATGAATATTTTTATGCTGTAGAAAATAAAGAACCCTACACTAAGTACCCTGACCCTGACCCAGAAGAAGAAGATTTACCTTTTTAAAAATAAAAACAAATGAAACAAGCAGTATTAAGTTTAAGTGGTGGGATGGATAGTAGTACACTATTACTTCACCTATTAGCAAATGATTATAAAGTAACAGCTTTAAGTTTTGATTATGGACAAAAACATAACGTATAACTAGAAAGAGCACAACAATTAGTAGATTACCTAAATTATAAAGCAGACGAAACTTTAGCTAAAAACGATTTAGGAGAAACTATAAAACACTATTTTGAA